TAGACCAATGCAAGAAGACTCTGTATACAGAACAATTCCAAACACTTTTGACCCACTAGATTCTGGAACTACTGCTGGAGCAATTAAATACTATACTGGTGCTACAGATGCAGATATCACTATTGATGGTGGAATAGATCCAGAAGATAATGAAACTCCAAATACATTAAAACCCATTAAAGAAAAAATGAAGATGCTCTATTCACTAGAAGACTGCTTTAGTTATCAAAGACCAAGATCTGGAATCAACAAGGCAACATTTTTAAATGGAAGATATATTCACAACCCAAACATTAATATGGCAAAAAGACCAAGGTACTATATGTCAGACAAGAATGATCCCTTTAAGTACTGGACTTCTTTTAGAACAGAAGTCGGTACGGAATATGGAATTGCCAACAAAACTATTAATGGAAGACACAGAATAGAAGACACTGCTCCATTTGTAGTATACAAACAAATGGTCCCAGCAAACAGGATAGTGGTAAAAACACAAACCAATATTGGGGAATTAGATTACGGAACATTTTCAAACTCTTCTGAAACATTTTTAGACCCGTACTATAACGAAGTAAATCAAACAACTCCAAAAAAATGGAAGATTCAAGTATTAAAAAACAATACCTGGGTTGATGCTATATCATTTTCTGATGAAGAGAGAAGAAAAGATGGCAAGCCAATCTTTGGATCTGATGGGTACGTAGAAGTTTCTTATGGATTAGTTGTACCAAAAGCATATTCAAATAATTTTAAATTTATTGCAGAACTATCATCTGAGACATTAAGACCAACAGAAGGCCAAGAGGGAGATGCATAATTAATTATTTCAAATAGTACATCTCTAGGTGTTTATCATATATGGCACTTGGGAAGTTGGAAAACTTTTATACCATCTTATGGTTGGTCACTTGAAGATTCTGCCGTTGGAACTCTTACAAATTTTGTTACAGATCTAACTAATCCACCCGCATTTACATTGAACAATCAAACAAAGTATAAAGAGTTCGAGTATATTTCTGGAATAAGAGTCATTATTGATACAATGAATAAATTTGATTCTACCTTTGATCTTATTGAACTATCGCCAAGATTAGTTTCCGATTTAAGTGATAGGGTATTAAGTTTTTCTGTTAACAAAAGCGCCTCTGATCTTGGAGCAAGCGGTCTTCCAGTAGGACAACTTCTTGCGTCAACAGGATCACTTTCTTTATTTGATTTTGATGATGCTTTTCATCCATCAAATAGTTTAAGCATTATTAGTAAGTATGTTTCTAAAAATATTCAAATTAAACTTTATGAAGTTATTACAGATAATTCTGGAACTGAGTATTACCTACCAATCAAGACTATGTACTCCGATGGATTTCCAAAACTAGACAACCAATCAAAAACCGTTTCTTTAAATCTCAGAGATCTATATTTTTATTTTGAATCACAGATTGCTCCAGAAATGTTGCTAACCAACACCTCTGTAAGTTCTGCAGTATCACTGCTTCTTGACTCCATAGGGTTTTCTAACTATGTTTTTAAAAGAGTTGAAGAAGAATCAGAAATTGTTATTCCGTACTTTTTTATTCCACCAGGAAAAAGTGTTGCCAAAGTCTTAGAAGATATCGCTGTATCAACACAGACTGCCATGTTCTTTGACGAGTACAATAACTTTGTTATGATGAGCAAGGATTATATAATGCCATCAAAAGACCAAAGACAAACAGATCTAACCCTTTATGGCTCAACAGACTTTTATGATTCTGGGGTAGTTAAAAATGAAAGAAATAATGTCAAGTTGTCAAATATTTTAGAAATTACTTCTCAAGAAAACGAAGTTTACAATGGTGGAAAAATTGTCTATAGCACAAGGCATATACAAAGATCTATTGGTTCAATAAAGCAGGCAAGCCTTGTAGACAGCGAAAAGGTATGGATATATAAGCCAGTTCTTCTTTGGGAGGTTGGTGGAACCGAATACACCAAGTCTATTAACGGGGAAGTTGGAAATCAATCAACCTATATGCTAAGTGCAATACCACTTAACTCAAGCCTATCTTTAGACTTACCATCAGTAAAGAATAATACAATAGTAAACAATGTGATAGATCTGGGTGAGGCAGTTTACTGGATTACAAGATATAACGGATACTTTTATTCTAACGGAGAAATTATAAAGTATGATGCAGTTCAATATAACATATCTGGCACTGGCGATGTTTGGATTAACAGCGTTCAGGAATATGAAAAATATTTTTCATCACTACCGTTTAATGGAAAAATGTATCCTACAGGTTTAGTAAGAATATACGCTGAGCCAAACTACGAGGAAGTGTCTGGAATATCAAAACTTAAAAATGGAGAAGTAGCAAAACACGGAAGAGGACAGTTTGGAACAAAGGTTGCCTCACATTCTGCGGGGATAGATTCATACTGGTCTAACAATACCAACGTACGTGGTTGTACTATGGAGTCAAAATATTTATTTAAGTTAGATCAAGGCATGCCAACAACAACAGTTGGTCCAGCAGGAATAAACAATACACTTGCAGAAAAAACATCAAGAAATGGAATTATTAAAAACACATTGTCTTCTAAATATATTTCAGAGTCTAACATAAATGCAATGTTGTCTACACAGGTTGGTACTGTTCAGTCATCTGCATTAGTTATGAATGGTCCAGGGTTTACAACTACAGAGTCTCCAACAGATTTTATATCTTATGTATATAAGCCGTTAGACAACAAGTTTAAACATTTTGGAACCAGACTTAGGCTTATTGGAAAAATTGAGAATAACGCCAACAGAGGACAAACCCCTGTCGGAGCATCTACATACTTTACAGTTCCAGGAACAACTCCAGACAAAGATATTAGTATCATTGGGGGGAGCGGAGGAATGGCAGTAATGATTAACCCAGCAACAAACAATGGATACTACTTTGAAATTATTGCTTTAGGTGCCAACAACTTAGTAGATCCTGAAAAAACAAATGTAAATAATGTAATGTTTTATAAGATAAAGGCTTCTGGTTCATCTGCTATTCCAATTAAATTGTACGAAGGTCTGGCAAATATTATAGTTGACGATGGAAAGTTTACTGGTCAATCTCGTATGGCAACAGAACAAAATCCAACTGTTTATGATTTGTCTGTTGAGTACCAGGATTTAGGAACACGAAGAAGGTTCTTTTTATATTTAAATAATAATCTTATTGCAACTGTAGACGATGAAGATCCATTGCCAGCATACAATAATATGGCGCTATTTGTTCGTGGTTCATCAAGAGTTATGTTTGAAAATATCTATGCTCTTGCAAATAACTATTCACAAAATACTGCTTTTAAACTCAATACCCCAATCTCTTCAGCATTTGGAGATTCTGAAGTTAGTGCAAACTCTTCATTTGAAAAGTATGCTATGAGTGGCGCCATACAAAACTCCTACCTTTCAGGAATAAGTTCTGCTGAGCCACCTGCTTTTGACATGTACTTTGAAGAGTTTGGAACTATTATGAGAGAGGCAGCATCATTTAATATTAAATATGACAAAGCCTATCCAGCATTGTATGCAAAACTATCTCCAACATTTAACAGAATAAAAGGATACACCGTTTCTGGATTTAGAGCAGGATCCTATGGGGCAGAGTTTTTAGTATTTAATTCAACGGACACACAACTAAGTCTAGACGAAAGTAGCGGAAACTATTTAAGAATTCAGGGAATTGCTTTTACTCAGGAATCAAATAGAGACTTAACAGTTGATGAGTATTTTTCAAAAAATAGTAACTTGGCCGACCCGCAAACTGTTAATTCATCTTTAATTACAAATCCTTTTAAGTTTAAAAAAGATTATCAAGATATAAAACTAAGCAGAATGACTTATGGTAAAAAAGATTTTACACTAGAAGTTCCATATATTCAGTCACAGGATGCAGCAGAAAACTTAATGTCTTGGGTTATTGAAAAAATAATGAAACCAAGAAAGTCAGTTGGAGTTAAGATTTTTGCAAACCCGATGATTCAATTGGGAGATATTGTTACAGTAGACTACACTGATAAAGGAATAGATAAAGTTGCACCAAAAGACAGTAGGTTTGTTGTGTATAATATAGAGTACTCCAAAGATCAAAGTGGTCCATCAATGACAATATTTTTAAGCGAGGTAGTGTAATGGCAGAATACGTATCGGCAACAGCAAATATTGCAGGCGGAAATCCTTTGACAATATGGGGTTGGGCAAATCCAAATCTTGGCATAGGCCTAACTCCAGTAGCAGATCAACCAGCAGCAAATCAATCAGCAGCAAGCCAATCTGGAGAAACAAGTAGAACATCTCTAGATGACTCTGTTAAGGCTGCAACACCAGCGCTAGTTGCTTTAGGCAATCCAATTCTTGCAGACGAGATAATGGTAGATTTAATTTTTGAAAATATTGGGGGACAAGAATTAATTAATATTTCAAGAAACGATATTGTTAATGGTCAAGACGTTTTGTATAGCCCTATTAAAAATCTAAAAGACTTATACATACAGTACAACCCAAACAACATTATTAAAATTGAAAATACTTTAGACACATATTTTAAAAACTTTCCCATAAGGTTAGAGTTAAAATTACCAGCCTATGGAACAGGCCCAAATGAAGAGGTCGTATACATAGATCCAACTACTGGAGATCTTATTATAAATGTTTCATCACTTGAGCCTGATGAGCAGGTAGATGTAGAAATATTAACTGATGGAGATATACTTAATGGTACAATATATGAAGAGGAGTTATAAATGATAACTAATATAGGTAAAAATATTTTGGCTAAATATCTTATTGGGCAGGCTCCTGCCTATGCTTCACATATTGCTATTGGATGTGGAGCAAAACCACTTGCCTCCGATGGAACACTTGGAGACTACTCACTAAAAGAATCTTTAGATTTTGAAATGTTTCGTGTTCCAATAACCTCTCGTGGCTATGTTACTGAAGGTGGTCAATCAAAAATTGTTTTTACAGCAGAACTTCCAACAGCAGAACGATATGAAATAACTGAGGTGGGTGTTTGGTCTGCTGGTGCTAACCCAAGTGCAGGAGCGTATGATAGCAAAACCATCTACTCTTTTAGTGGAGCAGAAAATTGGGAGTATCATAATCAAAATAGTGCTGTTGCAATTCCGTCAATTTATACACGCTTAGACTCAGGTTCAACTCCACCAGACAACGTTATAAGCACAACAAATACAGTATTTCAAACAAACGCAGATAACCCAACCTTTACTGAACCAAGTAGACTTGATCGGTATGAAAGATGTAGATTCTTAAATAACATAATGGTTTTAAGAGGAAATACGAGCAATCTATCTCTTACAAGTGGAGTAGTTGGCATTGCAGCAGAATCAAACCATATACATTTAACTGGAGCAAGCCTTGACTTTGATAAGAATGCTCCTACTGATCAACTCAAACTTGCATTTTCTGTTATAAATAAAGATGGAGAGTCTGTAGTCCAGCCAGACGAAGTAAGAATTCTTGTTGAATTTTCCGATACAGATGAGGCAAATGCTACAGGAGCACAGTACGCAAGACTTGGGGTAGCAATAAAAGAAACAGACGCAGGTGTTGATTTTGCAACAAATAGATATTTTGTTTCTTCAGTTGCTCTTGAAGACTTAGTTAAAACAACTGGGTTTACTTGGAAGGTTGTTGATGTTGTAAAGTTTTATGCTACAGTAATAAAAGGAACTGCATTGGTTAGTAATAAATCTGCAACCTCTACTGTTGTAACCTTAACAACTTCTGCGAATCATAGTTTTGCTGTAGGAGACAAAATTATTGTTGCTGGTTTGGGAAACTCTGAAAGGTTTGACGGTACATTTGAAATTACAGAAGTTACATCAACTACCATAAAGTACAACAAAGCAGGAACAACAGTATCTTCAACTGCAGTGTCTCCAACAGTACAGATTGCATCTCCAAGCGATGACTACTATGTTTGCTTAGATGCGCTAAGATTAGAAAACATTACTTCTTCTAATCCAGTTTATGGTTTGTCTGGTTACTCTGTAATTAAAAATACTAACTCAGAAACTATTGTAAAGAACGCAAACACTACAAACCATATTGAGTTTAGGTTTGGGATGGATGTTCTTTAATGTCAAACCCGATAGTAAAAAAAGTAATAATTAAAAAACAAGATCTTCCAGCGTTTAGTGGAGTCTTACAAAATTATTTAGTTAGATATAGAATAGTTTCTGAAGATAGAAATAGAAATTCTCATTGGTCTCCAAGATATAAAATTAATGTTGAGCCTGAAATAGATAGAGAATTGCTGCCAACACCAGAGCCTTGGATTTCACATTCTGTAGTGACAAGCGCAAACAAAGAAATTATTAACCTTGTCTGGGCTCCTCCAGCAAATTTAAAATCTGATTTTGATTTGTATGTTAAATGGGGTACAGATGATTTTCAGTATGTTGCATCTATCCAGACATCCTCATACACAATTTTAGTTCCATCAGGATACAATACAGCAATGTTTGCACTTCAAGTCCCGACATTTCCCAAACAAAGGTTTATTAAGGCTACACTTTTTGAGTCTGATCCAGTAAGCCTAGTGGTATAATAGTATTATGGCAAAAATCCCTTTACCTGAGCGTGGGCAACCACTAGATGTAACTTATATTTCTCAATTAGCACAAGTGATTAATGAGTTATCCTCTGCTATATCTCCAGCAACTTACAAGTATACATCAATTGACACCCCGAATGCTGGTAGACAAAATATTAAAGGTAGTGAGGCCAGAGTCATTGGTGGTAATGTTCGTGTAGTAAGTAGCGGAACAATTACTGCTGGAGAAGAAAAGTCTTTTACGTATTCTTTTCCTGGAGAATTTAAGTATGCTCCAATTGCAACTGCAACAGCAATCAATACGGGAAATACAGTTGCTGGTAAAAATGTTACAATTGTTTTAAAAAACATAACAACTTCTGGACTTGAAGGTGTTGTAAAATTTAATACATCTGGAGATCTAGCGATTGATGTTAACTTAATTATTATTGGCGTACCTAATTAATGCTAAAATGTAAAAAATGTAATGGGAGAATGTTTCTTGACAGACAATACAGTACAATTGGACATCTTGAAACTTACTGTATGATGTGTGGATCAAGAAATTTTTATAATCCACCAGAAAGTTATGCGGAGGGGTCATGGCTGTTAAAAAAGGAAGTATTGAGAGCGAAGGCTACAATGTCCTCCCTGTAATTCCAGGGAACAAAAAGGTTTGGTTCTTAAATGGAGACCTTGTTAGAGTTTATCACCTAAATAAATCTAATGGTATTATGTCTGTTTATAATATTACAAAAGATCAAATTGAAAGTTGTTTAATTAGTGATTTTAAAAAGAAAAGAGAACGAGCATACACAGTTAGAGAGACTGCTGATTTAGTTAATCGTCATAAAAAATATATGCCAGACTTAATGAAAAGGGGCGTTATTCCTTTTCCAATGGGATCTCAAAAAGGTGGTGCAAGAGGTTTTCAGGTAAGGTCATACTATTCAGAATCGCAGGTAAGAGACATTCGTGATATACTTGCTACACACCATATTGGTAGACCAAGAAAAGATAAATTAATTACTAATGATATTACGCCCAGCAAGCAAGAGTTGACACGAAGAATGGGCGATGGTATACTTACATATAGGAGAACAGAAGACGGACAGTTCGTTCCAATCTGGAGCGAGTCCATTTAACGAAGGGTATGAAATGGAAAACGAAGACACAAAGGTATCTGTTACACTTGGATACACGCTTAACCTAGGAAACTTTCAATCGCTAAGGCTTGACCTTGGGGTAGTTGACACAAGACGTAATGGAGAAACTGCAGACCAGGCTTTTGAGCGAGTCTACAAGTTTGTTGAAGACAAGTTAACCGACAAGATTAACGAAGCAAAGGCAGAGATTAACGAATAATGGCTGAGCGCAAAGACCGAATGGCTTTGCTTTCAAGATACAGCAAGTATCATACCGCAAGGTACGAATCAAAGCCATCTCTTAATCTAAATGTAGAACAGTGGGCTTCAGATGCCCTAGTTGAATCATACGGAATTTCAGGGTGTTACGATATACTTGAGTATTACTTTAAGGTTGCAGAGAATCCATCTTGGAATTACTTTGCATATAATGCAGAAAAGATTTTACAAGCACAAAAAGATAAAAGCAGAGATGACAACGAGAGAGCAGAGCGTAGAAGAATGGCAAAGGAGTGGCTAAGTGAATAATACAGAGTCTAAACTAATTACTGCAGTTCTTCAAGATAAACAGATCCACGTATTATTACAAGCCAATGTTGACAATCTTCTGAGGACTCACGGAGATATCTGGAACTTTATAAGACTATACTTTGAAAATAATAAGTCACTTCCACCTGCAGAACTTGTTACAGAAAAGTTTAGAGACTTTGCTCCGATAGCAAATGTAGGAGCAACCAAACATCACCTTGAAGAGTTACAGGGGGAATACTTGAATGATAGCCTAAAAGATATTCTAAGATCCGCAGCAGGCAATGTTCAAAACAACCAAGGCTCAGTTGCCTTAAATGATTTAATTACACAGACCTCCGAGTTAAAGAAAAATACTGCAGCCATTCGTGACATTGATGTGACTGACCTTGAGTCAGCAGTTGCTTACTTTGAAAACTTAAAGGTACAGCAAGCAGCAGGTCATGTTGGAATTAAAACAAACCTTCCAGGCTTTGACAACTATCTTCCTTCTGGAATTATGCCAGGGCAGTTAGGAGTCTTTCTAGCATACCCAGGTATAGGAAAGTCGTGGATGGCTCTATACTTCGCTGTACAGGCCTGGAAACAGGGTAGGACACCCCTTGTAATCTCACTTGAGATGTCAGAAACAGAAGTTCGTAATCGTGTATTTACTATTATGGGCGAAGGTCTTTGGTCCCATCGCAAGTTGAGTAATGGAGATGTTGAACTAGATACTCTTAAGGCTTGGCATGCTAAGCATTTACAGGGTAAGCCAGAGTTTCATATTATTTCTAATGACCAAGGTGGAGAAATTAATCCTTCTGTTCTTCGTGGAAAGATTGATCAATACAAGCCAGACTTTGTAATTGTTGACTACCTTCAGTTAATGGCTCCTAATCAGAAGTCAGATAATGAAACGGTACGAATGAAGAACCTTTCAAGAGAACTTAAACTAATGGCTATTGGTGAAGAGGTTCCAATCATTGCTATCTCATCTGCTACCCCAGATGATGTGAACGATCTCAGTGGTGTTCCTACGCTTGGACAAACTGCTTGGTCAAGACAGATTGCCTACGATGCTGACTGGGTTATTGCTTTGGGTAGAGCATCAAACAGCGATATTATTGAATGTGCCTTTAGAAAGAATCGTAATGGATTTATGGGAGACTTCCTTGTCCAGGTTGATTTTGACAAAGGATACTACAGATACAAAGACTATGAAGATAAGTAGGTATAATATGGTATGTCGCAAAGTAAAGAAGTTATCCCACCTACCTTCTATCATCATAAGCCAATCAAGAAGTTTTATCTTGACGGGATTATCCATGATGAGTCTGCTCTTGGTAGGCTTAAGGCAGAGTATGTCAGATTGCTTGAATCCGAGATGCGACTATCAGGCTACGTTCCAAGGCTTGACATAGTTCCAGATTTTACGATAGACTATAACCACAAGAAAAAATATTTTGAATTTCAACTAACAGTACACGGAACATATACGGGGAGAAAACAAAGCGAATGGATAGCAGGAATAGACGGAAGCACGGCAATCTATACACAAAAGAACAAATCAAAAGAGTTCTCACAGGAACAGGTGTAACGATTGAGTCTGAGGTTGACTCAGACTATATTATTTTTTGTCCATATCACAACAACAATAGAACCCCAGCAGGAGAAATAGATAAGAATAGCGGAACCTTCTTTTGTTTTGCTTGTCACCACGTAACTGGATTTATTGAATTTGTTATGCATATGTCTAACAGGACATACTTTGAGGCTGCAAGGTTTATTAAAAGCAAAGAAGCAGAAACAAGTATAGAACAGGATGTTGATAGAGCCCTTTACAAAAAACCAGAGTTTACTTTATTTGACGAGGTTGTTCTTAAAAGACTTCACAATGAACTGCTGTCTTCTAGCAGAGCAAGAGATTATTTTAACTATAGAAAAATTACTAAAGAGTCAGCATCAAAATTTGCTTTAGGCTATTCAGAAAAACAGGATATGGTAACTGTTCCAGTCCACAGTCCAGATGGTTTAGCAATTGGTTTTGTTGGAAGATCTATCGAGGGCAAAGAATTTAAGAATACTCCAGGGTTGCCAAAATCTAAAACCCTATTTAACCTACACAGAGTTAAAAGTTCTGGTAAGGTTTATATAGTAGAGTCATCCTTTGATGCTATTAGGCTTGACCAGTGTGGCTTTCCAGCAGTAGCAACATTAGGGTCCAATGTATCAAACATACAAATAGAATTGCTTCAGAAGTACTTTAATGATATAATTGTCATTGCGGATAACGATGAAGCAGGTGGAAATATGAGAACTAAGATAGTTGAAAAACTTGGTTCTCGTGTATCCGTAATTAAACTAAACAAAGAATATAAAGATATAGGAGACATGGACGATAAGTCAATTAAAGAACTGGACTTCCAGTTTGACAAATCAATACAGTCTATGCTAAACTAACATAACACAGAAAAGAGAAAACACATGGCAATACTAAGAGGAATCAAAGAAATGGGTCCAGTACTAGATGGCCCAAAGGGTGGCGACGGCCCAAAGGTTAAGTGGCTAAAACTTGCTGATGGACAATCAGTAAAGATTAGATTCTTAGAAGAACTAGATGAGGATTCAGCAAACTATAGTCCTGATCGTGGTCTAGCAATCGTTGTATCAGAACACACAAACCCAAAGGACTACAAGCGCAAGGCTGTAGACACAATGGATACAGAAGGTCGTGACTGGGCAGAAGAAATGCATCGTAAGGATCCAAAGGCTGGCTGGAGAGCCCGTCTTCGTTTCTATTGCAACGTAGTTGTAGACGATGGTATTGAAGCACCTTATGTTGCAATCTGGTCAATGGGTATCAGCAAGCAATCATCATTTAACACAATTCGTGAGTATGCTCTTGAAACAGGAAGCATCTCAAATGTACAGTGGAAGTTAAAGCGTAATGGTCAGGGAACTGAAACTAATTACACACTAATTCCATCAGCACCAGATAAGGAACCATTTAATTGGGGAGACATCAAGCCTTATCCATTAGAGTCTGCACTACGCAAGATTCCATACGCGGAACAAGAAGCGTTCTACTTGGGCTTTGACGGCCCATCTGCCACCTCAGCAACAAACGCTGATTGGTAATATGAACTACGTAGGCTTACATGTCCATACACACTTCTCATTATTTGATGGGATTGCTACTCCAGAAGAATATGTTGACCGTGCAGTTGAGTTAGGGATGCCAGCAATTGCCATCACTGACCACGGTACTTTATCTGGGCATAGGGAACTGCACCGTATTGCAAAAGCAAAGGGCATTAAGCCAATTCTAGGTCTAGAAGGATATATGTGTTCAGACATATCTGATAAAAGAGATAAGTCTGAAAGAGAAGGTCAGCAAGATCTTGTCTACAACCACATTATCCTTCTAGCCAAGAATCAAATTGGTTTAGAAAACCTTAATAAGATTAGCGAACTATCTTGGACAGATGGTTTCTTTAAGAAGCCACGATTTGACTTTGAGATATTAGAAAAATACAAAGAGGGAATTATTGTTTCTTCTGCTTGTCCAAGCAGCGTTTTAGTTAAAGCACTTGAAGAAGAAGAGTTTGCTATTGCTAAGAAGTATTTGACTTGGTTTAAGGAGCGCTTTGGTGATGACTATTATGTTGAGGTTATGCCTCACAACGAAGCACATATCAACAAGTACTTAATTGAACTTGCAGACGAGTTTGGCATTAAAGTTATTGTTACACCAGACTGCCACCATGTTGATCCATCACAAAAAGAAGTTCAAGAGTTTAAGTTGCTTATGAATACACACGGCAAGTTCGTAAAAGATGCAACATATGAAAAGTCAAAGAAAAAAGGCAGTATGATGGAACGCCTTGACTATCTATATGGCGAAGACCGTCAGATTACATTTAATAAGTTTGATATCCACCTGCTTTCATACGAAGAGATTAAGGCAGCGATGGAATCGCAGGGTATTGATCGACCAGACATATACTCAAACACACTCCTATTAGCAGAGACAGTCGGAGACTATGGCATTCAAGAAGGACTAAACCTATTGCCAGTACAGTACAAAAGTCCTGATAAAGAACTTGCAAAGGTTGCACTTGAAGGTTTGGTAGAGCGAGGTTTGTCAGAAAACCAAGAGTACCTTGATAGACTTGAAGAAGAGTTGCAGATTATTAAGGATAAAAAGTTTGCTCCATACTTCCTTGTTGTAAGCAACATGATCAACTGGGCTAAGAAAGAAGAGATTATGGTCGGTCCAGGTCGTGGTTCTTCTGCTGGTTCTCTTGTTTGTTATGCACTAAAGATTACAGACATTGATCCTATTGAGCACAACCTTTTGTTCTTCCGTTTTATTAACCCAGAGCGTAATGACTTTCCAGATATTGATACAGATATTCAGGATACTCGTCGTGAAGAAGTAAAAGACTATCTTGTTAGACAGTATCGACATGTTGCATCTATTGCTACCTTCCTTCAGTTTACTGGCAAGGGAATTGTTAGAGATGTTTCAAGAGTGCTCAACATTCCTCTATCAGATGTCAATAAAGTATTAAAGACTGTAGATACTTGGGATGATTTCTGTACTTCAAAATCAACAAGAGAGTTTCGTGAAAAGTATCCAGAGGTAGAAGTGTATGGAGAACAACTTCGTGGTCGCATTCGTGGCACAGGTATTCACGCAGCAGGTGTTGTAACTGCAAAGGAACCAATCTTTAGATACGCACCACTTGAAACAAGATCATCTACTGGCTCTGATGAAAGAATTCCTGTTGTAGGTGTTGATATGGAAGAGGCTGAGAGAATTGGCTTAATTAAGATTGATGCACTTGGTCTTAAGACTTTATCTGTTCTTAAGAATACAATTGACATAATCAAAGAGCGAG